CTATGGGATTTCTACAACCTTCAGGGAGGGCTTTAAAACATCCTCGGAACTGGCGGGCGGGCTGGCGGAAGGGCGGGCAACTTCAATAACGATATAGCCATAGCCACCAACGGAACCACCAACGGGAGGAGAAGCAGAAGGAAAGGAAGAACCAGAAGGAGAAGAGGGAACCCCAGAGGAAACAGAAGGATAAGAGTAGGAGGAAGGATAGGAATAGGAGGAAGAGGAGCCAGAAACGGAAGGAGTAGGAGAGGAACCAGAGGAAGAGGGCGAACCAAAGAAAGAAGGTCTCTTTTCATTCTTTCCTTCTTTCTCCTGAGCCTGAGAAACATTAGGCTTGGGAATTATTCCACCGTGGGCTTTAACATACGAACCAAGCTGAATAATAGCAAAGAGGGCGGCCGCAACAGCAACAAAAAGCATAACGGGAGGCTTGCCCTTAACTCCCTTCATATGTTCCACGAGGGCGGAACGATAAAGGGCAAAGATTTTAGGGTCATACTTAACAATGCTTTTTTTGACAGGGACACCACCGATTATGGTCTTCAAAACTGCCATATTAGAAATTCCAAAAATACGGAGACTTACAAGGCGGAGTTCAATCTCAACAAGGTTTCTTATGGCTTTGTTCATCCTCTGAATGCTTTGGGTGATGATATAGAAGTCAAGTCCAAGGTGTCTATGATAGTCAAAGAAGAATTTTTGAAGCTGGGTTAATTCTGTGTCCTCGTCAATGATGGACTGGAACTCATCCAGATAGAAGATAACCTTTCTATAGCCCAACTCACCGAAAAGCTTGGGAAGTATGAACCTCCTCCAGTAATCCACATTTAGAACTGTTAAAAAGGCATTCCTGTAATTGCCATCGTAATGCATATTACAAAAGGAGAGGGCAGTAGCGAGGAACTCGTCCAAAGTCCAAAGGTTATTAACTTCTTTCCCGAGATAAAAGGAAAGCTTAGCCCTGTCCAAGCCGTCAATATTGGAAACAACAAGGTTAGTATCCTTCTTTAGGTCTTCCACAATCCTTTTAACCGCATAATAGGATTTGCCCGCCCCTGGAGTTCCTGTTATAAACACTATAGCCATGGCTTAGACCCTGAAGAAAGGAATAAGGTTAAGGACAAACCTAATAGTTAGGGCGGTTCCCAATATGCCTATAGCCTGAGGAATTCCAGAGTTAGCCAAAAACCAGTTATCAATGGTAAGGGAAGCCAGAGGAGATATAGGGATAGAAAGGGCAGAAAGCAAGGAAAGGACAAAGGAAAAGATGCCCTGAAGGATAAGGACAAAAGAACAATACAACGCACACATGGCTAAACCCTCCTTATTGGGATATTTTTCCAAAGTTCAAAGATTGACATGGAAACCAAAAGGGCAGAGATAAAGCCAAAGATGGAAGCAAGACCAACGAAAGAGTAAAAGATTAAGTCCCTAAGTTCATCAAAATTAGCATAAAGCATTTGTTCCTGTTCTCTGCAACGGTCAAGATCAGGAGGAGTATAATCACGGATAGCATCATTAAGAGCATCGGTAAAGGGAGCAACGGAAGCTATTTCTTGAGTTATGATCCAGTTAATAGGAGATATAAGTTCTTTGGGAGAGATTTCAACAATAACCTCAATCTCAGGAGCAGGAGGAAACTCAAAATCAACATCAGGAGGAACCTCAACATCAGGGCGAACAGAAGGGCGAACAATGAAACGCTGAGGAGAAGGAATAGGAAGAGGCTGGATTAAAGTATCAGGGTCAAGCTGAGGGAGAACTTCAGGAGATACCTCAATTTTTGGGAGAGGATCTCCCAGTGGCAAAGGAAAAGGAGAAGGAGAAGGAGAAGGGCGGACAGAAGGAGAGGGAGCAGGGAGAGGAATTTCTTTAGGGTGAGTAGCTGGATTTTCAACATCAAACTTACAAACCCGACGACAAGAACATGACCCACCAGAAGCTGAGGAAGCCCGAAAGTTAAAACAATTATCAGTAATAAGAACAAGCCTAATCTGACAGGTGCAAACTATGCAAGGGTCATAAACATAATGCCAATAACCAGGCGATCTGGATATGGAGTATAGAGGTTCTGCAACATAATACTCAGTAATAGGATAGGGATTAAATAAGTAAACGGGACTACCCTGTCCAACAGGAATAGGTATAGTAGCATCAAGATAGTAAAAATAGTAGGAATGGAAAACCCAAGCCAAGCCATCAACACCATACTCCCAAGCCCAAGGATACTGAGGATGGCGAGGCACATTAATAAGAATACCTGTAGGGACACGGAGAGGGTTCTGATTACTGTAAGGAAACCAATCAGCTAAGGGAACATAAGTATACCAAGCCACACGACCATTAGAACAAACAGCCAGCACCTCGTAGCATCTGGAACGCACTGAAACGGTATAATAGCAAGGACTGCCAATTTGAGGAAGCTGAGAAAGGTCAGGCAAAAGGGAAGGGTTAAACCCATTGGGAACTATAAAGTCAATCCCAAGCCTTGAATGCTGAACACTTCTCCATTGAAGGTAAAGAAGATAACGAAGAAATGAAAACTGTCCTTCCAGAAGATTAACATAGCCGAACTCAAGCAAAGGATTAAACAAAACATTAAACCCGAGCCTGGCAATTTCAGAAACGGAAGAGAGAAAACCAGACACAAGGCGATTAAAAACTCTTGTGTTATTAACCGCTTGAGAAGTATAAAAAAGGTCAGGGTATAAAGCCCTCAGGGCGGGTGCTACTACCTCTATGCTTTGCTTGAGTTCTACCTGACGGAGAACCAAATTCCTTAATTTTGTTTGTAAGTCTGTGGCGGGCTGTAGTGTAGAGTAGGAACGAGGATTTTGGATAAAGTCTATATAGGCATTTTTAGCAGAGGCAAACTCAGAAAGGGCGGACTGGTAGGCTTGTTTTTTCACACGAAAATCCTCAAGCTGGACATAATCAACATTTTGAGACCTTTCCCACATCCTTTCCAGAATTTCCAGAGAATTGGAGAGGGAGGAAGACCTTTCATAAAGGTAGTTCAAATACTGAACGACGGCGTTATTATCCACCTTAGGCATCTGAAGTTTAGCATCATAGACCACAGAAGCAGGGAAGCCCAGACCAAAGAGAAAGAGAAAAAGAACCCACCGCATAGCTACCTACGGAAGATAATAAAGTAGGCGAGGATAGTGGCGAAGATAATCCAAGCAGTCTTAAGGGACATCAAAAGCAAACGCATAAGAGGGTGATTTGCTATATCAATAGTGGTATGGATGAAGGGAGGGAGATTAACCTCAATGGGTGGCGGAGGGTTATCTCCAACATTCAAACGGAAGGAGGAAAGGAAAAGGAAAAGGTCAGTGTTTTTAGCTGAGTTTATAAAGTCTTCCAGAACCTGAGAGATTGAAGGGCAGGAACAGGAAGAGGAACAATAAGAGTCATCAACTATAAAAACGGAGTTCCTTTCTCTGCAAACGCAAGCCCGACCCTGTCCAGTATTCTCAAACTGACAGGTTAAGGCAAGGGCTGAATAGGAAGAAAGGAGGAAAAGGATAAACACAACAACCGCCTTCATTTTGCAGACCTCTTAAGGGCTTTACCTAACAAAATGGCGGAAAAGGTTCCAAGAACGGTGGAAAGTCCTAAAACCATCTTCAAGAAGTCCGATTTAAACTCCTGTATGGTTTGGTTTAGCTGATTGAGGGCATTCACATACTCCAGACATTCACACTGGGATTGGGCAAAGGCAAAAGCTAACAGACTAAAAAACAACCCTAAGAACCGCATAAGCACCTCCCAGAAGACCAAAGGCAAAAGAGGAACCTATAAAGACCTTTAAAAAGCCTTCCTTTACACCCTGAAAAGTGTCTATAAGGTTATTAACGGACTGGCAGGCGGAACTTGAACCTGAACCCGAACCGCCAAAATCAGGAATATAATCAAGGAAGCAAGGAAAGGAAGAACAGGAGAAAGAAGGAGGATCATCCTCAGAGGAAGAGGAGGAAAAACAATCAATAACACCAGAGCCAGAAACCCGACAATTTAAAAAGATATCCTCACAAGAGGCAAACATTGCAGAACAATAAGAGAATTCATAATCAAAAAAAGGGTCTGAAGGGTCATATACAAATTTCACACGGACATTTTCATAGGCATGAATGCAAACACAACCATAATCATAAGGAGGAGAAGGTTCAAAACTGGCAGGATAACAGCATGTTCTTGAAAAGGCGGGCAAGGAACCCGCCAGAACTACCAAGAGGAATAGGAGAATAGGAAGGACTGGCATTATGCCCTGTTCAAAGCCTTCTTTATTACCTTGTAGGTGAGGAAGAATATCATTATGGAAGCAACCGCGGTGAGAAGCCCTTGGATACCAGTTACGAGACTATTAACCGCAGCCATTGCGTCCTCAAGTATTCCAGCATGGGCAAAGCCAGAGAAGGCAAGCAAGGACAAACCAGAAACAACAGCTAAGTTAAAAAGTTTCCTCATGATACAACCTCCT